CGATCTGTTGAGCCATTGATACTCCCGCGCTCTAAGTGTCGATTACTTAGCGGGAGACGTTGGCTTCAGATTGGATGCTGCCAGCCAACATGCATCGGCACCCGGCATAGGCTATTTCTGCGGCGTCCAAGACGAGGTCCATACTGCCAGCGGGTACATTCCCGCGACTTTGCCATCACTTGTAAGGAACACGAAATCATGACTGCCCTTGAGTGGGGAGGCGTCCGGGCAGTTTAGCTTAGCTCGAACGGAAACAGCCCCAGGTAATCGATCTATTGGTACACCAGGTTGAATACCGTTGAACTCGCAAACTCCGAACGTCCGTGACACGTCCGAAAAAGTGCTAGGAATGCCAAAGTCCGGCGTAACCATTAGGACCAACTCAGGCGCCATTTTAGCGAAGGTCACACTGTCTTTAGACTTAATAGCTGCGACAAACTTTTGGACTGTGACTTCGGCAGGTTCAGGAGGTGGCTTGTTCGCCACTTCGAATGCCGTCAACATAATGGCGATTGCATAAATCATGGCGCTAAAATCCAGTCGGTCACCGTAGCGTGGCAGGTAACTGATTGGTCAACAATGCGCCGCTATTCAATCATAACGTGGGTGGATGCGCATTTTTGTCGGGTTTGAGCTTGATCGTTTTGCCAAGGAAGAAGTCCATGATGCTGTCATCCAACTGTTCGGGTGTTGGATCGAACTTGACGCGACCCTCGGGGTCGCGGTCGATAAAGAGCGGGATCTTGGCGTTCGACTTGCTGTTGACCGCGTAAAGCAGGTTTAGGCCGAGTTCTGCGCGATGATCGTCGGCTGGACAGCCCCACGGCTCTAATTGCCAGAAGGCCATCCAGCCGGCCATTTCATCGGGGCCAACATGCTCGATTTCCGAGAGGGTCTTTCCCAGACCCATCGCCAAACGAAATTGGAAACGGCGAAGGGGATCGGTTCTCAGTCTTTTTTTTCGGACTCTACGAGCTTGCCCATCGACTTATCGTAATTGTTGATCTCGATGACGGCTTCATAAATCCGCGTTACGGCGTTCTGCGACCACGTGCTGAATAGTGGCATATCCGCCTCAACGAACAGCGTTTTGCCGTCTTCGTCCACGAGGCTGTGAATGATTGCGAGGATGCCGATATCGAGGTCGGCGGGCTTGGAGACGCCCTTTTGATCCTCAACCGGAAGATACTGGTCGTCTTCATAATCGAGATGCGCTTGCTGATTTTGACGAATGCGCTCCAGATAGGACGCGCGGGTATTCACGCTCATCTGCTGGACGCGAACCGCGACGCCATCGCCCATTTCTGGAACAGCGACGTCGCGGTGCGGCAGCTTAGCCGATAGCAATGCGGAGCGGCTGAGCAGCGTTACCATTAGACAGCAGCCGTTTCGGTGATTGCGCCGGTGATTTCCAGATTGCTGGAAACCTTTACCTGATCGTCCTGCTCTGCGCCGCGCTCAAAAGTGAGAACGTATGCGGTGAAGTCGAACTTCAAGCCGTTGACGAGAGTGATACGAAACTTGGTAGCTGCGCGGGTGTTGCGAACAGTACGCATGCCAATCTGGCCAGCGTCAGTCGGCAGGTAAAGCATCCCGATCGAAACCTGACCCTCATCAGGAAGGCCCATTGCCTTTTCCTTGGCCGCGCTATCAAAGTCCGTGGTGTCGATAACAGCAGCCGAGCCGCCGCCAAGACCAGAGAAACTGGTGAAACCCTTTACCTGGGTGTAGACGGCACCGGACAGATTAATTTCGAGCTTAGTGCCCGCTGAGTTGATTGTGTTTGCGGCCATTTTTGGCTCCTTCTTATTGGGCTCAGCCCAACAAGCGGGCCTCGCCATTACTTATTCAGGCACTCATTCCGAGTGCGCGATCTTGAACTCCATCATGATACGGGTGCGTCCCAGCGTGCTCACGAGGTCGCTCATGTCCTGCTCGCCGATCAGCGCAATTTCCTGCACGTCCTTGTCTCGGTATCCATCGACTTTGACGCGGATGCTGTTCGCCAGTGCGCGGGCAGTGTCGAAATCGTCCGCGTAAGCATCAACACGGAACGTGGGCATCGCCATTCCCGTCGATCCATCAAAGTCTCGCAGCCGGGGAGTGCTGATGCGCGTGTAAACAATGAACGGTGCTTTGGCGGTCTGCGGTGCCACGACGGGATAGGTGCGGGGACATGCTGCGCTGAGCAATCTGGTGAGCGTGGCTTCGATCATCGGCCCGCCTTTCTGGCCGCTTTCGCGATAGCCTTCGTGAGTTCGGTTTTGAGTGCATTCACCAGCTTTCCGGCAATCTGGTCGACGGCAGGCTTGAACCATGGGCGCGCAGGTTCGTGTTCGGTGCCAAATTCGGAGAAACGACCCCAAAAGGCGCTTCCGGTCGTCACCACGTAACGGATGGTGTGCGACTTCCTGCTGCGCTGCTTCCGGCTTTTGATGTTGTCGTGCAGACGGCCGTAATCGGCAGTGCCCTGCGAGCCATCCTTGTTCCGCCATGTGCGTTTGGTCGGTTGATCACCACGCGGAGCAGCTTTCTTGACCGCATCGCGCATCACGTTGGTGGCTTTTCGCGTTCCCTCGGCTCCGGCCTTGGTCGCAACCTCTGGCCCCAGCTTTTTGAGCGCGGCTTCTAACACCTTGAAGCCATCCATCGAGAAGTTCTGACGGTTTGCCATCAGACGGCTTTCACCAAGAGCCTCAAGCCCTCACGAAGACCGATCTGCTCTACTGCAATGACGCTGTACCGGCGCGTTTCGCAGACGACCTCAAACTGTTCGGTGATGCCGGGGCGGTAACGGATGACGAATTTGGCTTCGGCAACGCTGGTGAGCCCGGAGGTGCGTTCGATCTCGCGATGTAATAGGTTTTCCTGCGCGGCCCAGACGGTGCCTTGCGTGCGCCAAGCGGTCTTTTCTGTGCCTGTGTCGCTTCGCTGCGTCACTGGTGCGTAGAGCGTCAAACGGCGGTTCAGGGAGCCTGCTGCGATCACAAGTCGCACACCCGATAGGGGCTGAGAAGACGCATGAACGTCTTTTCGCCAACGGTCTGACCCTCGCGATTTGCATAAAGGTCTGCAACGAATACCGCGATCGCCTGCTTGATCGCTGCGGGGCACGTCAGCGGATCGAGAAGCAAGCCGGTGTATGAGGAAGCTGCGTCTTGGGCAGCGAGGATTAGAAGATCGATCGTGGCGTCGTTGGCATCATCGTCGATGCGGCACCACTCCTTGACTTCTACGGCGGAGATGACGGTAAGGAAGCTCATACAGTACTTAGCTGTTTAAGATGGTGAGATACTTCCGTTATGGACCTGATATCAGCGTTAATCGGCATCTGGTTGGCTGTGTTGGCAATCGCCGACTATTTTCCAAAGCTCGCGGGGACGATCTATGCTGGCGGTGTTGGGGCCTCCGTTCCCATTGGTTTGTTTCTTGCAAACCGCGCACAAAGTAAGAGGCAAGCGACGCTCGATCTTCACAAAGAGTACTACTCCGTCGAATTTGCACAGTTTCGAAGTAAGGCATCCCGTTTTATGCGAAAGCACGAACGGGTCGATTGGAAATTCAATGATCCTTATGCTATCGGTTCAGGCGATGACGATCTTGCCGGTTATTCAGCAGTTGTCAGATTTTTTCATCGGTTCGCGATACTGTATGAGTTGAATTAATTGAACCGCGGCCTTGCGCAAAGGCTATTTTTGCGTGAAGTCGGCTATTGGAAGGGTAAGGTGTTCGACCCAATGAAAGGACGTGAAGGAATGTTTGTCCTAGACTCGATAACCGACCTTGCGAACCGTTTCCAAATCGGAAGCGGTGGAAAGCGATTCTATGAGGGGCTTAAGGCGTCCAAGCGCGCCAAGGCCCCGGAACTTATTAAAGATACGACAAAAACTATCACATCAATCAACGAAAGGTGGGGTCAGATTTGATCGACCCCACCCTGATGCTTACGCCTGAACCTTGAGCACAACAAATGCCTTGGGGTCCGTGACCCTGCCCGATACGCGCTTGGTCGCGTAGAACTGCACGAAAGGCTTACGCGTGTAAGGATCGCGCAGAGTGCGAACGCCGATGCGGTCAGCGATCGTGTAGCCCTGCTTCATGTTCGCGAATGCCAGTGGCGTCTTGCCAGCGGCGACCGCGTCCATGTCCTCAAGCTCAACATGGGCGTAGCCCGCGATGCTTGCTGGCTGACCCAGAACAAGCGAAGGCTGCCAGATGTAGCTTCCGGTGTTGTCCTTGATCGTACGAAGCGAGGACGAAACTGCGCCGCTGGAATAGAACTTAGCGCCTGCACGGTAAGCCGACTCCATAGCGTAGATCATGCTGAACAGGTAGTCCGCACCTGCTGGCATTGCCGCTGCTGCACCTGTCTTGATGGTGGTCAGGCCGGTTTCAGCGAGGAAACCCTTTGGCTTGTTGACGCCGTCGCCGTTAACGAAAGCCTTGTTCTCTTCAATGGCCATCTGGTTGACGATTTCGTCGATCAGCCATGCTTCGAGGTCGAACTGGCTGTCATCGAGGGCGCGCTGCGAGACCGCTGGGTTAGCGTAAATCTCGCCACCGGGGATGGTGACTTCGCTCAGAGTTGGAGTTGCGGTCTCGGGGCGTGCATCGGTCTCACCGACCCAGCCGGTACCAGTGCCGCGGTTGTTCTTGAGGAACGTGTAGCGGTCGTTGGAGGTCTTGATTACCGTTGCTTCAGCGCGGATTGGGCTGAGAGTGCGGAGGTCAGCACGGATGCCCGACTCAACGGTCTTTGGAACGAGGATGTTGCCAGTCTGATCGCTGGTAACAATCTGCTTTGCTTCGATATCGGCCTGATAACGCTCGCCCTTACGAGCCCACTTGTCGAACAGTCCCTTGTACTCGTCTTCCTGTGCCGAGCCTTCGCCGGTTGCAACGCGGTTGGACTTCTTGCCAAAGTCGGTAACTGCGGACTGCAAGGAAGCTAGATCCGCGTTGATCTTTGCAAGCTTATCGGTCGTGATGTAATCTGCGCTGCCCTTGGACTCAATCTGGGCGAGGCGCTGGTCGTTCGTGCTCTTAAACTCCTCAAAGGCAGTTGCCAGCGAGGTTACTTCGTTGAGATCGGCCATTAGGGGCTCCTTTGTCTCGGTTATTTTGGGTAAACCTCGACGCCAGAATCCCTCCGTGCTTGGTTTGTAATTCTACTTATCGGTTGGCGATTATGCGGCTCTCATCCTCCCGATGAGGCTCTTGATTGCCATTTCCAGGGCCATCTTTTCGGCTAGTTCCTTCTTGCTTTCGAACTGGCTGGCGACTGCAATGCTCTCGCTCTTGCTGAGGCCGACATCACGCAGCAGGGCTTCCAGATCGCGAACGCTCATCTCCTGACCCATCGACTTGACGGCCTGAACGCGCGCCTTGACGTTGGCGGGGAGGGTGACGACGCTGACCTCGATCAAATCCGCTTCCGTGATGGTGCGAAGCGGATCATCCTGCGTCTGGCGAACCTCAAAAGCCTTTACGCGAAAGCCGATCGACAGGCCGCTGATCGCGCCGCTCTTCAGCGCCGTGTAGGTGTCGCGACCCATTGCCGTGTCGAGTAGCTGGCCGGTGATTTTGAGGCCGTATGCGTCCTCTTCCAAGCTGGTCCAGATGCCGATTGGAAGCTGTTCCCACGCGTCGTGGTTCAACAGCATCAGGGGGCTGGTTCCAGCGGCTTTGTATTCCTCAAGGGAAGCACGAAAGGCACCGGGGGCAACCACGTCGCCGTAGCTATCTACGTTGCCAAAAACCGATCCGTAGCCGCTGAACGTCATTTTGCCGTCGGTGTCGTCTACGCTGTCGAACTTGCATTCGAGGCGGGCGACCGCCTTTTGCTCAATGGTGGTCACTTGCTTACCTCGTTATTGTTTGGTTCTTGGGAGGTGCCCGCCTGGGGCGCGTTGGGAGTCTTGTTGGCGCCACCAAAGATGTTTGCGGCAGGGGCCAGCTTGTCAGCTTCCACGTCGGGATGCCGGGGCATGTCTTCCTTGGCGCGGACCTCGTTGGCCGTCATCGCGCCGATGCTACGCATGGTCTGGTAGTAGGAAGCGCGGTCGGCCGTGTTTGCACGCAACAGCGCATTGCTGTTCAGCTTGACGCTGTACCCGTCGAGCAACTCCGCCTTGGTGAACAGCGAGACTTCCGCCGACTGCTCAAAACGCTCGTACCAAGGCATCAGCGTGTGCATCAGGTGGTTTAGGAAAAGCTGTTCAACGCTGGCGTAGCTGGTTGCATCGCTGGCCATGACCATGATGGGCTGCACGCGGAAAAAGCGGCATATTTCTTTGATGATAAACTCACGGCTCTCGATCCACTGCGCTTCGTTTGCGTTTGTGGAAACGGACGTGAAGTCCAGATCGAACGGAAGCATCACCGTCTTGTGGGCGTTCTTGCTGCCCTGATGCTGCGCGGCCCAGAGCGTCTTGATTTCGTTGCGCTGCTCCGCGCTTAGGGGAGTGGTGCCGGGCTTTGTGGTGATGATGCCGCCGGGACGACCGCCGTTCTCAAAGAACTTGCTTCCGAACTCCTCGGTGGCCATCGAGAGGCCGATCGTCTTTGCCGCCAGATTGATCGCATCAAGGCCCTGAATGCCGTCCCAGCTTGGTCCGCGGATGTGCCAAACGTCGTCGGCTGGAAGTGTCCTCAAACGGCCTTTCGTGTCTTGCACCTTGTACGTCAGCGTTAGATCGTCAGCCTGCTCGACAGTGACGGTGTTGGGTAGAAAGGCGTAAAGCTCTTCGATCTTGCCATTGACGCGGTTCTTGAAGATGAATGCGTTGTTGGTCAGCGCAAGGTGAAAGCCGATCTGTTCGCGAAACTCAAAGCTGGTCTGCCAATCATTGGGCTTTCGGTTTAGCAAAAAGAAAAGCGGATGGTCCTTGGCTTCGACCGGAGATCCCGAGGCATCGTCGCGATAGACCTTGCAGGGAACCTGCGCCAATCCCTCCGCGATAACCCGAGCGCAGCAAAGGACCGCGCTGGTTTGAATAGCGGATTTGGTGGTTACGGACTGTCCGGCGTGGTCTCCCTCGCCAAACGACTTGAGGAGGTCAGCGCTGTTTGTGATGGTAGGTTCACTACCAGTCAGGCGACCCAAGAATTGTGAAATGACTCCCATAGAAGTACTTATTGATTTGGGGTCAGTCCAGAACGTCCAGCCACACTTGCGTTGGTGCGACTTCCACGCCCGCAAGGCCGAGCGCCATCATCATCGCCACGAAGCCGTCGATCTTTGCGTGATCAAGGCGCGCCGGCTTTACGGGTTTAATGAACTCGCCGTGCTGTTTGGCGACCACATTGCCGGTCATCCAGCGCATCATGCAGTTGCCGTCGTGCTTGAGGTGGCCAAGGGCGATCAGCTTCTCGAAACGGCTCATCGGTGGGTGCATGTTGGGGAAGTTCTGCGGATAGGTACGGACCGGCAATCCGCTTTCGCCAAGTCGCTGCGCCATCATGGCGGCTTGCCACTGGTCGAACGCGATGCCCTGCACGTTAAACTGACCGCACAACTCGCGCAGCTTAGCCTCCACAGCGGCGAAATCCGTCTCGTCGTCCTGCGTCAGCGTCAGGTCGCCGCTTGCCGCCCATTCACGATACGAACCGGCGTTCTTGGGCTGGCGCTGAATTGCCATCTCAGGGAGGAACAGGAAGGGGTAGAAATGCCGCTCCGGTTCCCCATCGGTGGGCATCTCGACCAGCAGGCCAATCGCCGTCACGTCCAAGACGCGGCTGATGTCGCATCCAATATGCGCCTTGTAGCCGCGGTTGATGACCTGATCGAAGGGCAGGGCGGTGTTGTGGTTGTCCCAGTCCCGCATGTTGACCCACGCGGTGCTGCTCGACTGCCAGACGTTCAGGTGCTTGGTTAGAAGTCCCGGCTTTTGGCTCGGCACGTCCAAGGCCGTCTGGTGGTATTCCTTTAGACGGGCTTCCGTGAAGCTGACGCCCACATTGGGGTTGGCCTTCTTCCAGACCTCAAAATCCCGCCAGTCGTCGTCTTTGTCGATTGTGTAGATGGCCGAGAAACGGCGGGCATCCGTCAACTCACCGGCTAGAACCTGCTCGCACTGCGCTTGCAGGAGGCGACAATCGCCAGCCTCGTTGAAGCCCGCTGTCGTGATGGTGATGAGCAGCGGCTGGGTACGGGCACCCATACCGGTTTGCATTGTCTCACGCTGCTTCGAGAAGTTGTGGTTTTCGTGCGCCTCATCGAGAATGGCGAGGTGCGGGTTCGATCCGTCGGGCGGATCACCGATCATGCGCTCCAAGAAGGAGCCGTCGCGTGTCTCGACCTTCTGCTTGGTAACGGCGACACCGTAGTGGGTGACAAAGCCCGTTGAGCGGAGGGCCATGTCACGGCACGGCTCAAAACAATAACTGGCCTGGTTGCGGTTAGACGCTCCGATATAAACCTGCGCTCGCGCCTCGTAATCGGCCACCAGCATGTAGAGGGCGATGACGGCGGCGAAGGTAGATTTGCCGTTCTTACGTGGAATTTCGATAAAGGCTTCGCGGTGCTTCCGATGCCCGTCGCTGTCCACGATCGCGAACAGCGCAGCGAGAATCCAAACCTGCCACGGCTCCAAGCGAAGCGTCAGCTTCTTCGCGGCCAGTGGGCCTTCCAAGTAGGGGAATGTCTCGGCGAAACGGCAGACGCGCTCCACCTTGGCCGCATTGAGCGTCCATGTATCGCTCTCCACATCTGTGAGAAAGAACTGGCAGCTCGTACGGATTTGCCAGCAAGCCGGGATCTCACTGGCAACAATCTGCTCCGCGTATCTGACGGCAACATCAGCAAAGTGGCTTTTGCCCTTTCGCACCGT